CCCGGGGTTCCTTTTCCCCCCGGCAACAAATCGATTACCAGAAACCGCGGAACTAAACGAACCACCACCAGCAAAGGACGATGTCCCTTTTGCAGCACCTAGTGAGCCAATACCACTTACTGCACCGCCAAATAATCCTTGCAACTTAGGCATGACGTATTGTTGGAAAGTCAACTGTATCATCATCTTAATAATGGCGTTCGTCATATCCTTGAATATGTCCTTAATGCCTTTACTGAATGACTTCGTTCCTGTTGCCATATCCTCGAGATTATTTGTCCAGGCTGAGTTGATAGAGCTCATCGTACTATCAAAAGTAGACTTCGCTAGATCAGCATAATTGGTAGTCTCTTGCTTATATTGGCGT